AAATTCTCGGCTTGGATCACGAGCGTGCGCATCTTCATGCCGTCGTTGGTCTTGATGCCGAAGAAGTCCTGACCAAGCGTCCAATTGATGGCGGCCTGCATCATGAGGGCGGACTTGCCGGTGCCAGCCTGTCCGGCCATGACCAAAGAGCCGCCCTTGCATAGCCAGCGATTGCCTAGCACGTTGGTAGGGTCGGCCTTGCGGTCGAACTTCATCAGCTCGTCGATGGGCATGCGCTGCGCACCTTGGCGGACGCTCAGGCTCTTGCGCTTATCGGCTAGGCGGGCATAATGCTCGATCAGAAGGTCGGGGTCGGTGGCCTTTGCGGAGATTAGGGAAGCCTCACGCATGAAGGCCGCGTCGGCGATCATGTCGACGTGCTCCTGGCGTAGTTCTCTGAAACCAGCGTAGGCCGTCAGGTCGTTGATAAATGGGTAATCGACTGTCGAGCCTGCGGAGTGAAGGTAGGCTGGCACGGTTGCCTCATCAGCGGACTTACCGTCAGCCTGCAGGAAGAGAATGGCAGCGGCCACGTCCTGATGCTTCGGCTCGAAGAAGTCCGATGGCTTCAGGTTGGTCGGGAATGGGATGTTGTCGCGGAGGATTGCGCCGAGTAAGTGGCGTTCCGCCTGAACGTTGTTCGGGGGAGTCATGGAAGAGAGGGTTGGGGTTTGTGGGCGTGGGTGCCCGTGGTCAAGATGCTTTGCGTAGGATGCGGTCGAGGTCGGACTTGCGGTAGTGCGGAACCGGGCGAGGGGTGCGGAAGATGCGCACAGGGATCAGGGAGGCGTCGATGCGGTATTGGATGCCGCGGACGGTGCGCCGGTGCTTGCGTGCGTAGTCGGAGAGGTTGACCCATCCGGCGGGCGCCTTGAAGGCTTCAAGGGCGATAACGGCTTCGTGCGCCTGTGCCCAGGTCTTGAAACGAGGGCTCAGATTGTACGCCAGTCGGCTGCGGGTGATGCGTCGCTGTTGGGCGAAGCCTGCCTTGACGATGCGGGCGATAGGCAGGGCGACTCCTGCCCGGGTCCGATAACCTAGAAGGCGGATGATTTCGACGGTCTTGAGCCAGCCTTCGGGGGCGTCCTTTGGTTCGCTGACCAGGGCGGCGACGAGGGCGTGGGCGTCGAAGCGCTTCATCGGGCTTTCGGGGTGAAGACCTTGAGGTCGGTGGTCCAGACCCAGCGGGAGCCGACGCGGTGGACGAGCCAGACCTTCCAGTCCTTGCCGTCGACCCATCCGGCGGCGAAGCCTGAGCCCCAGCGGGAGGTGGCTAGGCGGTGCGACGCGTAGGCCATGGCGTCCTTCTGGCAGAGACAGCCGGCGGAGAACGCGGCGCCGCCTTCGGCCTTGGTCAAGTTAACCTGGGCGAGCGTGTGCGTGTGGCCGTGGATCAGAGCGCCTCCTCGGTCAGCGTAGTGCTTACCCTGCTCGGCGGTGGCGTTCAGGCCGTGGGCGTAGCCATGGATGAAGGCGACCTGACCTAGGCGATAGACGCCCTTCTCGGCGTGGTAGGGCAGGATGGTCTTCGCTCCGCAGCTCTTCGCGGTGGTCTTGATGCGGGCTTCGAGGTCGGCGCAGTAGTCGCGTACCAGGGCGGAGCCGGAGGTATGCTGGAGGGCCTGTGCCCGGTGCTCGTGATTGCCCATCAGGTAGACGGTGGGCTTGGTGCGCTCGAGGAAGGCTTCACCGGCCTCGATGTCGGAAATGAGCGACTCAGCGCCTTCGGCATCCTGCCCGGCTCCACGGCGCAGGGATCGGAAGTCGAAGCAGTCGCCGAGGTGGACGCGGACGGTCGGCTTGTAGTCCTTGATGAACTCGACGAGGGCCTCGACGGCGTTCTCGTCGGCCATGTCGCCGTGGTTATCGCCGAAAGCGACGAAGCGGGTAGGGGTGCTCATTAGTTTTGCCAGATGGCTTCCATGCTAATCTTTCCGCCGTTCTTGCTGTTGTTTGCCTTGATGGCAAGGAATGGCTCGAAGGGAAGCCAGTTGGCTCCTTCGTTCTCGCAGACCATAACTTGGCCTTGGCGAGACTTGCACCAAGTTGCCAAAGCCTGATAGTCTTCGACCTGCGTCGGGTAATAACTACCGGCCTTGTTGTTGTAAGGAGGGTCAATAAACCAAGTAGCATTTATGTCGGGGGCGTTTGAGTAGTCTGACTCAATCAGCGTCCAATGCTTAATGCGCTCAACGTTCTGTGCTACGCGTTGCCTGTATTTCTCGCCCCAAAACTGGTTTGGCTTATCTTTAAACCATGAAGACAGGCGTTTCGATGGTGCTGCGGCTCCCTTGTTGCAATTGAGGCCGATGAGTATGCGTGCCTCTTGGCTGACGTCTAGATCGTCAACGGACTGACCTGGCTCAATCAAGGGTAGGGCAAGTATCTCGGCGCTTGTGGCCTTAATTAAATATCTCCAGACCGATGCCATCTTAGCGTTTTTCTCAACCAAGATTACCTTTTTATGTGCATGGCGAATCGAATAACCAGCAGCACCAGCAAAAGGCTCAACGATAGTGTCATGCATAGGGAAAGGATAACGCGGAGCAGCACGCCATTTGCTTCCGTAGTAAGTAAAGAAAGGACGGAATAGGTCGCTCATCGGACGTTGATGTAAGGGATGGGCTTGCCGGCGTCGAAGGCCGCGAGCATCTCGTCACGGCGCTTGCGGGCGGTCTCGAGGTCGCTGGCGATGTTCTCGACGATGTCCTTGCCGCGGCGACGCAGGCGGAACCAATAGCAGTCGCCTAACTTCTGCAGGTGGTGGTTAGGGTTCTCGGCCTTGATGTAGGCAGGCTTATCGTTTCGCCCGGTGCGGGTATACTTGGGGCAGGCGAGCAGGAAGGCCACGCGGTCGGGGGACAGGCCGACCTTGTTCGCCCAGCGCAGCGTCTCGGGGTTCATAGTTTCCATGAGCGGGCAAGGTTGCGACCTTCGGTCATGATCGCGTTACGCGAGGACGGCCTGAAGATATACTCCTGGTCGAACAGGTGGGACGCGCGTATCTCGGCGATGCTGTCGAGCTCTTCGTCATTAGCCGGGCCGACCCCAGCGGTGGCGACGTAGATGGTGCGGACCTTCCAGCCTTTTTCCCACAGGATGTCCTGACAGACGCGCAGCTCGTTGACGTAGCGCCAATCGGAGCAGACGACGGTCTCGGGGGAGGGTTGGTCGTGGTGCTTCATGACCGGGCACCAGTTGGCGAAGTGGCGGGCGAAGACGTCCTTATCTAGGCGCCGTGCGAACTTGCCCGCGTGCACGAGGAAGTCGCGGTTATCCACCTTGAAGTCCTCCTTGAAGAAGTCGCCGTCTAGGCCGAGGTAATCCATGTAATGGTTCGCGGCCTCCTTGAGCGCGTCGGCAAAGTTGATGTGCTCGGCGGGCCGCTGGGACCACTCAAGGATACCGGAGGCGAGCGTGTCCTTGCCCGCCCTGGCGTAGCCTGCGATCAGGACGAGCGTCGGGGCGGCCATCGGCGTGGGTGCTTCGTCGGTCATGGGTTGCGACCATTTTTTGCCGCGTCCCAAGAGTTAACTATGAAGTTTCTTTTCGGGATAAGTTCGTGCGGAGTATCAATTGCCATGGTCATAAACTCTGCCATTTCGTCCCCAATTTCTGTAAGACGTTTCCTATTTCTCATGCCTGCATTAATCATGGCGTTACAAGAGGCGTTAGTTCGCTCTAACTTGTCTTTCAGTTCTTGAATCTCTTTGTTTTTCACTTCCATGAAAAACTCGTATGCTTCCATTTGGTCCATGGCTGATTAGAAGGGGACGCCTTCGGGGGGCAGCGGCTCTTCGGGGGCGGTTGGCTTCTGGGAGCCGCGCGGGTAGGTCATCTTGTACTTATACTGGGGCTTACCCTGCCACTCGCCGTTGGCCTCGACCTCGACGCCGACGAGGATGGTCTGGCCGCAGGCGGGCTCGAGATACTGCATATACTCGGCAGGGGTGGCGTCCAAGCGGATCTCGTTGGTATACTTGCCGGAGAACTTGCCGACGAGCATGGCGAGCGCCTTTCCGTATTTGCTGGAGAAGTTCTTCGACAGGCAGAAGCCCTTGTCGTCGACGAAGAACAGGCGGCAGGACGTGGTGCCGTCCTCCCACTGTTTGACCTTCTCGAAGCGGGGCTTGATGAGTTTGAGGCGATACGTGCCGTTCGTGCTGATTGAGGTCAGCGGGGCTCTGTCGTTGTTTTCGGTGGTCATGGTATTAGGCGAAGTTGATGTTGGTCGCGGCGCTGGGCTTGGCGGCGATGTCGATGGTGGTGATCTCGGTCTGGTAGCCGGGCCAGTTGCCCGTGGCGGTGCAGTCCTTGTACAGGGTCAGCGCGCGCTCGAAGTCGAAGGCGGCGCCGGTCATCAGTTCCGGCCCGAGCTCGTAGACCGCGTGGGCGTAGGGCGGCTCCTTCTCGACGGCGATGAAACGGAAGCCGAGGACACGGCACTTGTAGGCCGACTCGACGGCGTGCCGGTAGAAGTAAGCCTGGAGGGCGTACTTGTATTTACGCACGGACTGGAGGAAGCCGTGCGGGCTGGCATCCTCGCAGGTTTTCAGATCGTAGATGTAGCCGTCGTCGGAGATGCCGTCGATGGCGCACTTGACCAGGGTATCGCCGATGAAGGCAGTAAACATGACCTCGGTCTTCGAGAGGACGATGCCGTTGGCCTTCATGCAGGCCGCAGCGGAGTTGGCGACCGCGTCGACGAGGGCACCCTCTTCGGCGGTCAGGATGGCCTTGCCTTCGTTAGCGGTGACGAAGTCCTGCCACGCCTGCTTTCCGTCTTTGGTCCGCTTGTCCACGTCCGGGGCGATGGCGTGCGTGGCGTTGTAAGCATCGAGCCCTTCGAGGGCGAGCTTGTGGACCGCCGTGCCCACTCGCAGGGCCTTGGACTCTTCGCGGGTGCGGGCGAGATACGCCTGGTAATGAGCCGGGGACTTGAGCAGCTCCTTCGCGCCGGATTGGTTGAGCGCTTGGATGCCGTCATAGATGACGCGTTCGGTGATGAGGTCGGGCATGGGTGTGTTATTGGGTGTTGGTGGGAAAGGCTTAGTCTTCGTCGTCATAGATGACGAGTTCAATGGATACGCGTACGAAGTATCCAATCATTATTCCTAGAAAGAGGTTAAGCATCAGAGGAGAGCCATGATGGCGTCGGCCTGATCGGGGCGACGGCGCTGGATGGCTGTGATGCACATGGTCGAGCCCACGGTGAAGCGGGAGCAGGCGACCGGGCGGTTGGCATAGGTCTTGCACTTGCCGGAGCCGGACAGGTGCGGGCATCGGGCAGGGACTTCGGCGAAGGTACTGCCAGCGATATGGAAGACCTCGCCGCGGGCGGCATAGAACTCCGTCGAGGTCGGGCTAGGGCTGATGGGCAGGAGGATGCTCTCACAGCACGCACCCTTGCAGAGTTCACAGGCTTTGCTCACAGGCTGTCGTCTTCGGGGTTCGCTTCCTCGACGCTGGCCGAGATGCGGCGTACGTCTTCAAGGGCGGCCTCGGCGGCGTTCTCCATGGCCTCGAGGGTATTCCGCAGGACGCGCAGCTGGACGACGAGGACGTGGACGCGGTCATGGAGCGGTTTGACCTGGGCGGACTCGTCAGCGGTATCAATCTGATCGGCGAAGACCTGCAGTTCGGTGATGGCCGAGCGGTTCAGGTCGGACAGGGTGATGATGTCGGCGTCGTGCTGTTCGTAACGCCCGGCGATGTGCTGGACGGTGGCCAGCGAGCCCGTGATGTTTTCCACTAAGCGCTTGATTGAGTCGCGGTTGGTCATGAGCGGGTGGGCGTGAAGGTAAGTTCCTTTATCTCCCCGTTAGGGGCAAGCGTAAAGAAGCGGACGGCGGAGCGGGACAGGGACGGGTAGGTCTTGCGCTTCCATGCGTTGAGGTCGGTCAGGAAGTCGGCGTGCTTGCGGGCCGTCAGCTCGACGTACGGGTAGCCGTCCAGGAACAGCAGCAGGGCGTACTGCTTCGGGACGGTGGCCGCGATGCGTTCGATGCCCTTGGGAACGTCAGCCATCAGAGTTGCCCGGTCTTGGCGCGGTTCCACTTGGCGATGGTAGCGATGCAGACGGCCTTGGAGATCGCGTCGAACTGGCAGAGCTCGGAGTTGACCACGTCGTCGAGGACGCGGGCGAGTTCGTTGCCAGCGTAGAGCATGGCCTTCTGCTTGGCCTGTTCGGCGGCGAGGAGGTTCTGGTTGTGCAGGGCACCCATCGCGGCGGATACCGGGTCGAACGGGTCGAAGTTGTCGCTCATTTGGTCAGGGGGCGGGGGGTGGGGGAGAAGGCAGGGGCGGAGGGAGAAGCGGCCGCAGAACGGAAGCCAGAGGCCACGGCGCCGTCATCGTCAAGGTCGACTGAGATGCCGCAGGCGGTCTGGATGGACTGGCGGCGGATGTAAGTGATGGCTCCGCCGATCTGCTGGGCGGTCAGTCCCTCGGCCTTGACGAGCAGGGTGCCGAACTCGAAGCGTTCGCCGGATGCGTGGAGGAAGGCGGTCGAGACGCCGACCTTACCCTCTTGGCTGACGAGCGTCTGGATCAGAGCGAGGTCGTGGTCGAGGAGGACGGGCTTGATGGCGTCGAGCAGCGCGTCGAGGGAAACGTACTTGGCCTTAAAGGCGGGGTTGATTTTGTTGGCCTTCACGTTGTCCAGGGCGGCGAGCGCTTGGACGAGGGAGGCAGTGGCGGAGGAGGGCGTGGGTTTGGTGCTCATGGGAGATTATTTAGTAGCTTCGGCCTTCGTGACTTCACCGGCCTTGATGGTGGCCTCGATGTCGGCGAGAGACATCCGGGTGTAGTCGGGGACGAAGAGGTTGTAATAGGTCACGCCGTTGCGGACGGTCGGGGTCAGGAGGCGGGCGACCTTCTGATCGGGTAAAACGATGTATGACGAGTCCGCGATGATGCGGTAGTCGGCGGGGAGTTTCGGGTCTTTCTTCATGTGAGGGTAGAGGTTACAAAGTAAAGGGTCTTGCTGAGTTATGTAAACTCAGTTGATGACGCCGCGGATGGCGGAGTCGAAGATGAGGAGGGCGTCGGCGTTCCAGAGGGTGACGTCGACCGAGGGAAACAGTTCGGCAGCGCGGGCCTTCAGTTTGTTCTTCCACTGGGTGGTGGTCAGTTCGCCCTTGGTGCCACAGGTGTGCGTCTTCTGCCAGATGGCCGGGCGGATGCGGTGTATCTTCCAGCCCATGGCGACGGCGGCGCCGTAGAGGACGCCCGTGTTCCACATCAGTTTGCCGATGGCAGAGC